AGGACTTATACGCACTGTAGATCAAAATGATTTAATAGTGTATGGTAATCCTACAACAGGAGAAAGTTTAACACCACCAATTCCAGAAGAATGGAAACCAAAGATAAGTAGATGGCCTAAAGGGGCAAAACGTAATATGGACTTTTTAAAAAAAGATGAATAATGATAAGATTATTTGATGTACAAAATGGTAAAGTGATTCCTAGTGAACATTGTTATACATTAAAGTTTCTTAAAGATATAATGGATGAACATCCAGATGATCATTTACAAATATATGCTTATTTGTTTTATATGAACTGTCCCAATCCAGACATGAATCCTTTTTTTGATATTCCAGAAGAAGATAAAGAACATCTTATACTAAAAGAAATAGATGCTGATTTTAGTCTTGATGATGAAAAAATTGCACATGCCTTAGTTATGTGTAAAAAGATGTATGAAACTCCTACATATAGAGCATACGAAGGTATTAAAATATTCTTAGACAATATGGCTAAGAGTATGAAAACAGAAACACTCACCTTTGGTAGAGATGGATCAGCACCAGCTTTGCTTAGAATGGCTGAGAAGTATGATGCTGTACGTCAATCTCATAAAGGAGTGTATAAAGATCTTATGGAAGAACAGCAATCATCTGTAAGAGGTGGGCAAAACTTAGCATATGACCAATAAAAATAAATAATATGAAACAAGAAGTCTATCAAGACGAAGAACCTTATTATAAACCAGCTGATTTAGCTTATTTAGAAGATTGGGTGTTTCACTTTAATTCATTTAGAAATGAGTGGGCAGCTGTTCCACGTGAAACATACAATGAATATTGGAATGATTACAAAAATGGAAGTGTTCTTAGAAGTAAACATTTAAACATTCTGTTAGACTTGTTACATAAATCTAAAGGGAATAAAGAAATTATAGAAGATATAATAAGTGGAGAAATTAAATAACTTTATAGAAGTACCTACATTTAAGGATGGCCAATGGTCTGTCACTGAATTTTCTACTAAAGAAGAATTTAGAGATTTTTTATTACCATTATTTAAAGAGCCAGGTATATATGAATTTGATGAAGTTAGTAAAGTGTTTAATGCAGAAGGTAGAAAGTTTCAAACTCAAGGTTATTATTGCCAAGATCCATTTAAAAGCAAAGACTTTTTTGCTTATTGGGATGATCAAAAAAATAAATGTCGTACTGGTATTATCATATATAGTGGAGAGCATGTTTGGTATCTCACTCGTGATTACTACATGTGGCTTAACTTCTTACCTATATATGATAAAGAAGAAAAAAGATTTGATTTTGCAAAAGTTAGGGATGCTCAGTATCATATGGCATTATATGAAATATTAGGAGAGCTTCACTATAAGCATGCTATTATTTTAAAGAAACGTCAGATAGCTTCTTCTTATTTTCATATGGGAAAACTTATAAACCAGTATTGGTTTGAAGAAGGTGCTGTATTAAAGATAGGAGCAAGTCTTAAAGATTATATAAATGAGAAAGGTTCTTGGAAGTTTTTAGACGAATATCGTAACTTTCTTAATGAACACACTGCCTGGTATAGACCAGCTGAACCAGATAAGGTGAGTGCATGGAGACAACAGATTAAAGTGAGAATGAATAACAGAGATACTTATAGAGGATTGAAATCTTCTATTAACTCTTACTCATTTGAAAAAGATCCAACCAATGGTGTGGGTGGTCCTGTAACTTATTTCTTTCATGAAGAAGCAGGTATTGCACCTAAGATGAATGACACTTATGGTTTTATAAAACCAGCTCTTAAATCAGGACATATTATTACAGGACAGTTTATTGCTGCAGGATCAGTGGGTGATCTTGATCAGTGTGAACCTATGAAAGAATATATAATGAATCCAGAAGAAAATGGATTTTATGCTGTTGAATCAAATCTTATAGATAAAGATGGAACCATTGGTAAGACAGGATTATTTATTCCTGAGCAATGGAGTATGCCTCCATATATAGATCAATATGGTAATTCTAAAGTGGAAGAGGCTCTTGAAGCTTTAGAGCTAGAGTTTACTAAGATGAAAAAAGATATGGATCCAGCAGCTTTCCAGCTTACAATATCTCAGCAACCACGTAATATAGAAGAAGCATTTGCTACTAGAAAGGTGAGCGTATTTCCTCCTCACTTAGTATCTAAACAAATGCAACGTATTGGCGATAAACAATATGGAGTAGAATATCTTGAGCTTTACAGAAATACTGAAGGTAAAGTGATAGATAAACAATCTAGAAAAATTCCTATAATGGACTTTCCAATATCTAAAAAGACAGGGGACAAAGAAGGTGTAATATGTGTTTATGAACGTCCTTGTAAAGATCCTACATTTGGTATGTATTATGCTAGTGTCGATCCAGTGAGTGAAGGTAAAACTACTACAAGTGATTCATTATGTTCTATATATGTTTATAAGAATCCTGTAGAAATTATTCAAGATGATGGAAATGGAGATGTTAAAAATACTATAGAAAGAGATGGTATAGTGGCAAGTTGGTGTGGAAGATTTGATGATATTAATAAAACTCATGAACGTCTTGAACTTCTTATAGAATGGTATAATGCTTGGACAATAGTGGAGAATAACGTGGCTTTGTTTATACAATACATGATCTCTAGAAAAAGACAAAAATATTTAGTACCTAAAGATATGATTTTGTTTTTAAAAGACATAGGTGCTAATAGAAACGTATTTCAACAATATGGATGGAAAAATGTAGGTACACTTTTTAAAGGAAACTTGTTATCTTATGGTATAGAGTTTCTTAAAGAAGAGCTTGACACTGAAACTTTGCCAGATGGAACCATAGTGAAGACTATATATGGAGTGGAAAGAATACCTGATATAATGCTTCTTAAAGAGATGCAAGCTTACAGAGATGGACTAAATGTGGATAGACTTGTAGCATTTTGTTCTCTTATTGCTTTTGCTAAGGTGCAACAATCTAATAGAGGACTATCTAAACGTATAGAAGTTACAAACAAAAACTTGGATAACTCACAAAAATTTAGTAAATTAAATTATAGTCCCTTTAGGCATATTGGTAATTCTAATAAAAATAGTGGTATGAATAGACCTTCTCGTAATGCTTTTAAAAATATAAGATAATTATGGTAACAACAATTACAATTTCAGATTTAAATGCTGGCATTTATTCATGTACAACAACAGCAGTTACAGGAACTATTAATATAACATATGTTGTAAATGATAATATCACCTTAACTAATTCATAATTATGCAAATATATAATGCACTAGACCTAAAAGCAGGAAAGAAAGTAGAATATAATAAGATGGGTGTGCTTACACAACCTATTCAATTTCTACCACAAGTTGATAAAGATGATCAGTGGAGAGCATGGAATCTTGACTGGTTAGAGTTTCAGGGAATGAAACAACTTAGACGTAATTCAAGACGTTTAATGAAAAATTATAAACTTGCTAAAGGTATTATTGATCGTAATGATTACATAGTGGAGGAAAATAATGAGATGGCTGATCTTATAGACACTCTCACTAAAGAGGATGAATCAGCTTTAGAACTTAAATTTTATCCTATTATTCCTAACGTTGTAAACGTTCTTACAAATGAATTCTCTAAGAGAAGTTCAAGAATAATGTTTAGAGCTGTAGATGACCAGTCTTATAATGAGATGATTGATATGAAAAGGCAAATGATTGAAGATGCCTTGCTTGATGATGCCAAAAATAAAATAATGGCTAAAATGACTGAGATGGGACTTGATTTAAATTCTGAACAAGCTCAACAAGAATCATCTCCTGAAAAACTTAAAACACTTCCAGAAATACAAGCTTATTTTAACAAGGATTATCGTTCTATGATAGAACAATGGGCCACTCACCAAATGAGAGTGGATGAGGAAAGATTTAAAATACAAGAACTAGAAGAAAGAGCTTTTAGAGACATGCTTATTACAGATAGAGAGTTCTGGCATTTTAATATGATGGATGATGATTATGAGTTAGAGTTGTGGAATCCTCTACTTACATTCTATCATAAAAGTCCTGATGTTCGTTACATTTCTCAGGGTAATTGGGTGGGTAAAATTGATATGATGTCTGTATCAGATGTATTAGATAAGTATGGATGGATGATGACTCAAGATCAATTAGAAGCTTTAGAAGTTATTTATCCTGTAAGATCAGCTGGTTATGCTGTACAGGGTTATCAAAATGATGGTACATATTATGACCCTACAAGATCTCATGAGTGGAATACTCAACTTCCTTCACTTGCTTATAGGCAGTTCACTTCTTTATATGATGCTAAGTTTGGCACTGGTGATATTGCTGAGTGGATCCTATCTGATAGTGAAGATCTTCAAGACTTTGGTAAATCTCATATGCTTCGTGTTACACAATCTTACTGGAAAAGTCAAAGAAAAGTGGGCCATCTTACTAAGATTACTGAAGATGGGGAAATAATTCAAGAAGTTATTACAGAAGATTATAAAGTGGTTGATAAACCAATGTATAACACAGTTGTGTATAAACAAAAAACTAAAGATAATCTTATATATGGGGAGCATGTTGATTGGATATGGATTAATGAAACTTGGGGTGGTGTAAAGATAGGACCTAATAGACCTGCGTTTTGGGGTGTAAATAACCCAGGTGGCATCAATCCCATCTATCTTGGGTTACAAGGAGGTAAACCAGGTAGAATTCCTTTTCAGTTTAAAGGAGATCAAACACTTTATGGATGTAAACTTCCTGTAGAAGGATCTGTGTTTGGAGATAGAAACACACGTTCAGTGAGTCTTGTAGATCTTATGAAACCATATCAAATTGGTTTTAACATAGTAAATAATCAAATAGCAGACATCTTGGTTGATGAACTAGGCACAGTAATTATGTTAGACCAGAATGCTTTACCACGTCACTCATTGGGAGAAGACTGGGGTAAAAATAATCTGGCTAAAGCCTATGTTGCTATGAAGAATTTTCAAATGTTACCATTAGATACTTCAATCACCAATACAGAGAATGCTCTTAACTTTCAACATTATCAAGTGTTAAACTTAGAACAAACTCAACGTTTAATGTCTAGGATACAATTAGGTAATTATTTTAAACAACAAGCATTTGCTGTAATAGGATTGAATGAGCAACGTATGGGTATGCAGATAGCTCAGCAACAAACTGCTACAGGTATAGAACAAGCTATGAATGCTTCTTATGCACAGACAGAACAATACTTTATACAGCATAGTGATAACTTAATGCCTCGTGTACACCAAATGAGAACTGACTTAGCACAGTATTATCATTCTAAGAAACCTAGTGTACGTCTTCAATACATCACTACAGCTGATGAAAAGATGAACTTTGAAATGAATGGTACAGATCTTCTTATGAGAGATCTTAACATCTTCTGTTCTACTAAAACTAATTCTCGTGCTATTATGGAACAGCTTAAACAACTAGCTATACAGAATAACACTACTGGTGCTTCTATATTTGATCTTGGTAATATTATTAAATCAGAGTCTATTGCTGAGCTTACAGGTGTTCTTAAAGGTACAGAAGAAAAGATGTTGCTACAAAAACAACAAGAACAACAGCAACAACAACAAATGCAACAAGAGCAGTTACAATCTCAAGAGAAACAAATACAAATGCAAATGCAATTTAAATCTGATGAATCTCAAAAAGATAGAGACACTAATATCATTGTCGCTGAAATTAGAGCTGCAGGGTATGGTGCAGGAGTGGACATTAATCAAAACCAGCAATCTGATTATGTGGATGCTTTGTCTAAGATTCAAGATGATCAACGTTATCAAGATGAAATAAATCTTAAAAGAGAAACACATCTTGTAGAAAAACAAGAATCAGATGATAAATTGAATGTAGAAAGACAAAAACTTCAAACTCAAAAAGATATAGCTAATAAACAACTTCAAATAGCTAAAGAGAATAAGAATAAATATGATAACACTGGATCTGCTAAAAAGAAATAAAATAGTTATAGCCCTATTATCCATAGCTTAGGTGGGATTTAAAAAGATTTTGTAAATTTTTAGAGTTTAAAGTAGTATATTATTAATGTAGAGATACACCAAAAAAACCAATATATATTATGGCTGAAAATCAAACAAATGTACAGACTTCTGTACAACAAATAGATGTAGATATTGATAGCTGGTTAGGAGCTCCTGGTGCTGAAAGCATCATTACTCCTTCTAAAGAAGAAGCAAAACCAAATCTATTTAGTAAAAACACAACTGATCTTACTTTTTTAGATAAACCTTCTATTCTTGATAAACCTTTAACAAATGAAGAAGAAAGTAATATTAAAGAAAAGATATTATCTAAAGAACAAGCTAAAGAAATTCTAAGTGACATTTTGGATGATGACATTACAAATGATTTAGAAGGAGATGATGCTCCTAAAAAAGGAAGACCAAAAACAGAAAAGTCTGGATTGGTTGAGTTTCTAAAGAAAAGAATAGAATCAAATGAAATGTTTGCATTTGATGACTATGATGAAAAGAAACAATCTTTAGATGAATATTTAGGAAATCTATCTGAAAAAGATGTAGATGAACTATGGAAAGCTAATGTTGATAATCTTAAAAATGAAGTGGCTTCTAATACGCCTGCTGAATTTTTTAAGAGTCTTCCAGAAGAACTTCAATATGCTGCTAAGTATGTAGCAGATGGAGGACAAGATCTTAAAGGACTATTCCAAGCTTTAGCTCAAACAGAACAAGTGAGAGAGCTTGACCCTAATGATGATTATGATCAAGAGCTTATTATAAGAAACTTTTTACAAGCTCGTGGAGAAGATGCTGAAGATATCGAAGAAGAAATATCCACTCTTAGAGATCTTGGATCTCTTGAAAAGAAAGCTAAACAATACAAACCAAAGTTGGATCAAATGCAAGAACAAATTGTTCATGCACAACTTGCTGAACAAGAGCAACGTAGACAACAACAAGAACAAGCAGCTGGTGCATATATACAAAACGTATTTGAAGCACTTAGACCTGGAGAGATAAGTGGAATGAAACTTGATAAAAAAACTCAAGCATTTCTTTATTCAGGACTTGTTCAACCTCAATATCCTTCTGTATCAGGTAGACCAACTAATTTGTTGGGACATCTTTTAGAAAAATATCAATATGTAGAGCCCAACTATGAATTAATTGCTGAAGCTCTTTGGTTACTTTCTAGCCCTGATGACTATCGTCAATCTTTACAAAAACAGGGTAAGAATGCAGCAGTTGAACAAACTGTAAGACAACTTAAAACAGAACAAGCTCGTAAGAATGTTTCTAGCTCTTATGAAGAAGAAGAACAAAAACCTAGAAAAATAACTAGACAAACAAATATTTTTAAACGATAATAATTTTATTAACCCCTTAAATTTTAAGCCCAATGGCAACTCCAGTTTTAAATAATGGTATATTTCTACGTGATACCAGTTATCAAACTAGCTCACACGTAGATTCGTATCACCTTTCTAATCTCCTTAAATCAGCTGAGCCTACAGATTTAGGTCCAGTAGATCTTTGGGCAATGGTACAAAAAGTAGAAATGCCTTTGTATCAAATGTCTTCTTTTGGTGGTAAGAACGTTATCATGGTTGATAACGCTCGTGGTGAATACAAATGGCAAATTCCTGTAGCTCAGGATTTACCTTACATTGTAGAAGATCTTGAATCATCTAATACCACTAAAGGTATTGATGGTCAATATTTTAAAATTAAATTAAACAAGCGTTCATTTGGTCATGGTGATATCATCACTTATGACAAGTACAATGGTGTGGAATTGTACATCACTGCTGACGATATTATTCCAGCTGGTGATGGTTTTATTTACACTGTACAATTAGTGAACAATGATAACACTAAGTATCTTGATAACAAGTATATCAAAATTGGTACTAAGGTGTTTAGAAAAGGTTCTGCTCGTGGAGAGTATGGAGAAAGATTCTCTGATCTTGGAAACGTATCTGCAGGATTTAGAGAGTTTTACAACTATGTTGGTGGTGCAGAAGCTCACGTACATTATTCTATTTCTAGTCGTGCTGACTTGATGATGAAAGGTGGTATGAAAGCTGATGGTACAGTTCCAGTAATAGAACTTTGGAGAAACTTTGAAAAAAATCCTGATCCTTCTATTTCTAACTTAGAAGATATGGCTTCTAAAATGGGTAAGGATTATGTAAAGAAAGCATACCAATCAGGTCAATTAACTCGTTCTTTTTTAACTACATTGGAAGCAGCTCATTTGACTAAGATTGCTAATGACATCGAAACTTATTTAATGTGGGGACAAGGTGGTAAAGTTAAGCAAGATGGTCCAGATGATATTCGTTTATCAGTTGGTCTTTGGAAGCAATTAGACAACTCATACAAGAGAATTTACAATCGTGGTTCTTTCAATCTTGAATTGTTTAAGTCTGAAATTTTCAACTTCTTTAATGGTAAAGTTGAATTTAAAGGACCAGATCCTCAACGTGCTTTGATTGTTCAAACAGGTATGGGTGGTATGAAGCTTGTAAATGAAGCAATTAAGAAAGAAGCAGTTAACTCTGGTTTAGTTATTAATGCTCATGAGGTTGGAGCTATCACTGGTAAAGGCATGGACCTTAACTTTGGATTTGCTTACACTCAATACATTATTCCATTCTTGGCTAATGTTAAGTTTGTGTTGAACCCAGCTTTTGATAATGTACACACAAATGACATTGAAAATCCAATCATTGATGGTTTTCCATTATCTTCATATAATTTTATTATCTTTGATATCACTGATAACACTAATGACAACATCTACTTATTAAAATTGTCTTGGGATAATCAATTGAAGTGGTTCTATCAAAATGGTACTATGGATTATATGGGTCGTACACAAGGCTTCCAGTCTAGTGGCAACTTCAATGGTTACAGAGTATTTATGACACAAACAATGCCTGCTATATGGGTTAAGGATCCAACTAAAGTGTTGAAGATCGTTATGAGAAACCCAGTAACTGGTGGATCATTCTAATATTTAATAATAAAAACTACTCAAGTGCATACCATAAGAACTGCACTTGAGTCTTTTTATATTTTTTTATAATACTTTAAATTTAAATAAAATGGCAGAAAAAAATATGGCTAAATCAACTGCTCCTGGATATGGTAAAGCACCAGCTTCTACCAAAGGAGTAAAAGTTGGAGTAAATGATTCTAATGTTAAGCTTAACGTTCCCAGTATGAAAAAAGGTGGAATAGTTGGAAAATCTAAACTTAAGAAGTATCAAATGGGTGGTACTCCTGATAGTACTTTCTTTAAAAAATATACTGAAAAAGGAACTAATGCTACAAGTGGTAAAAAATATCCTAGTGGAGACATGATTCCATCAAGTCCAAATTATAAAGGACCAAAAGGAAAAACTTCTATGGGACCTATTAAAAAACCAATGATGAAAAAAGGTGGAATGGTTGGTAAAACAGCCTCCTTAGCTAAAGCCAAAAAAAGTGGCTCTATGATAAAAGGAAAAAAATAGTAAAACCCCCTCTAAAGATTGCATCTTTAGACCACCTATTGTATATAGATATACCACACTGATCATGTGAAGGGTTCACAACTCTTATTAGGTTCAATTACTTAAAAATTTAAAATATATAATCCATGGCTGCTCTTAAAAGATTAATACAAAATCCTAGTTCTCCTGATAAAAATATTAAAGCTGCAGGAGCAGCTAGATATAAACAATCTACATTTGCTAGACTTTCAG